TAGCAGGAATCAACGGCACAGCATACGACGGCGCTGCATATGTCGCTGGCGGCACAATCAATTGGCGTGCAAACGAGAACTGGTCGTCAACCAATCACGGCACCGACATCCAGTTCCGCGCTACGCCCGCAGGGAACGGAGGGGCGCTCACAGAAGTGCTGCGAATCACTGGCGGCGGTCAAACGCTCGTCACCGCAGGCAGCGGCAGCAGCGGCTCGTACAAGCCGGGCTTGGCGATCAGCGGCGACGACGATACAGGCATCCATCAAGTCAGCGGCAACGCGAACACGCTGTCCATCGTCACCAACGGCACCGAGCGGGTGCGGGTGAAGGCGACGGGGGCAGTGCGATTTGTTCCGCTGGCCGCTGACCCTGCGAGCGGCAACGAAGCCGGAGACGTGTACTACAACTCATCGACCAACAAATTGCGCGTCTACAACGGCACCTCTTGGGTAGACCTGCACTAGGAGTGAACCATGGCTGACATTCCCACGCTGTACGCATCCGAGCCGCTGTCGATCTCGGCCACGTACGACCGCCTGTGGGTCCGCGAGATCGTAGTGTCCAGCCCGACAGGCGGCGAAGCCGAAGCCCGCGTGACGCTGGTGCGCTTCCGTACCACCGAGACCGGCGTCGAAGAGGCGCCCGCCGAGCCGGTGCGACTGCACGTCAAAGACCTGCTCGCGGGAGCGGAGGCCGACGCGGACCTCGCGGCGGCGGTTGGGGCGCTCATGAACTATGTGGCGAAGGTGGGCATCGAGCAGGGCGTGGTGGCAGGGCCGGACGCGTGACCGCACCCCCTCACCTCGAGGCCGCCCACAGGGCAAAGTGATGCCATGCCGTTCTACAGCCTCCCTTCCGGTGGATCGCCCGTCCTAGCCGGCGTGACTGCGCCGACGGGTGGCGTAGGCAACAACGGTGACCTGTTCATCGACACGGTCGGCCGCAAGCTCTACGGCCCGAAAGAGTCGGGCAGTTGGCCCAGCGGTCCGATCGATCTTGCGATCACCGGCCCGACAGGCCCAACAGGCCCGACAGGCCCGACCGGTGCTGTCGGTGCGACAGGAGCTGCGTCTACAGTCACCGGCCCAACTGGCTCGATCGGCAGCACAGGACCGACCGGAGCCTCTGGTGTCACAGGGCCGACAGGTGCGTCTGGGTCAGTAGGCGCCACAGGATCGACAGGCCCGACCGGTGCTGCGTCGAATGTGACCGGGCCGACCGGTGCTGGAGGCGCCACAGGCTCCACAGGAGTCACAGGGCCTACCGGCATCTCAGGATCAACCGGGCCTACCGGCGTCGAAGGCCCGACAGGTCCGTCGGGCGGGCCGACTGGGTCAACAGGCCCAACAGGTCCGCAATCGTCTGCGATCGGATTGATTCTCGCGTTGTCATAGGTGACTCATGGCTGCTCCCAACATCGTCGGACCCACGACCATTACCGCGAAGACCGCGTATTTGCGCGCCGTCACAGGCGCTACTGGCACGGTGCTGCTTAACAACGCGGCCAGCTCTGGCAAGGCGTTACAGGTGCAGTCGCTCTACGTCGCCAATGTCGACGGATCACTTCAATGTGACGTGACGGTAAAGCTGCACAGTCAGGATGATGGTGGCGGCACAGGTCATGCTATCTGCTCGGACGTGACAGTCCCGGCCGACGCCACCTTGGTGGTCGTCAGCAAGGACACGACGATATGGCTCGAAGAGGATCGGTCGATTGTCGTTACGCCATCGGCGTCCAACGACCTCGAGTTTGTGTGCAGCTACTTGGAGATCTCGTAACTCTATGGGGCGCATACCTGGCAGTTACATCGGGATTCGTCCTCCAACGCCAACTACGTCAAGTGCAGTCGGCATTTGGCCGCTGCACTTGCACTACTGGTATAAGCGCGGCGCAACGTGGCCGCCATCTAACGCAGGCGACCCAAACTTTAGTAGTGTGTCCCTGCTCTTGCATATGGATGGCAGCAACGCATCGACAACGTTTACCGACAGCAGCGGGTCGCCCAAGACTGTGACGAGGCAGGGCGGCGGCCAGATCAGCACCACGCAGAGCAAGTTTGGCGGGTCAAGCGGCTCGTTTGACGGTACTGGCGACTACCTAAGGGCATCCGGCGCAGGTCTTGCGGTCGGCAGCGGTAATTTCACGATCGAGGGATGGTTCTATTTCAACTCGTTGCAGAGTGGCATTCGCACGCTGTGGGCGCACCGCTCAAGCAACGTGGGGATCGGCGGCGCGTTACTGACGCACATCGCCGGCGACGTGCGGCTCTATATCAGCAACTCGACAGGCACCGACTGGCAAGTATTGGACTTTGACCCCAACCTCACCGTATCGACGTCAACGTGGCACCACATTGCGATGGTGCGTGACGGCAACACGATCCGTACTTTTGTCGACGGATCCGCGGGCACGACGACCACCGTGAGTGCTGGCGCGATTGGGACAAGCGGCGACGTGAGCATTATGGCCGGCGCCGCAGACGGCACCCAAGAGGTCGACGGGTATTGCGACGAGTTCCGACTGACGGTCGGCGTCGCTCGGTACACGGCAGGTTTCACGCCACCAACGGCAGCGTTCCCAGACTCATGATCCTCGTCACCGGCGGCGCCGGCTTCATCGGCAGCCACGTCGTCGACCACCTGCTCGCGGCGGGCCACGATGTCGCCGTCCTCGACGACCTGTCGACCGGCAGCCGCGCCAGCGTGCCGCCAGGCGTTGCGGTGCACGTCGTCGACGTGCGGGATGCCGCCAACGTCGAGCGGGTCGTCCGAGAGGTGCGACCGACAGCCATCTGCCACCAGGCTGCGCAGATCAGCGTGAGTCGGTCGGTGCGAGACGTGGCATTCGACGCCGAGGTCAACGTCGTCGGGCTGATAAACGTCGTGTCGGCCGCCGTGCGGAATGACTGCCGGCGGATCGTGTTCGCGTCGTCCGGTGGCGTCGTCTACGGCAACGTTCGCGAGCCGGCCGTCGAGGAGGCCGTCCGGGATCCTGTCAGCCCGTACGGACTGGCCAAGCTCACGGCGGAGCGGTACCTAGCGTGGCACGCACACTGGTACCACATGCAGGCCGTGGCGCTGCGGTACGCAAACGTCTACGGCCCACGGCAGAATCCGCACGGCGAGGCCGGCGTCGTGGCGATCTTCTGCCGGGCGGCGATGGAGGGTCGGCCGTGCCAGATCCACGGCGTTGGCAGCCAGGTGCGGGACTACGTGCACGTGCGGGACGTGGCCGCCGCCAACGTGCTGGCGCTGACTGCAGAGCTGCCGTACGGGCGGCTGTTTCCGATCAACGTGGGCACCGGCGTTGGCACGAGCGTGGCCCAGCTCGAGCAGCTGGTGCGGGTCGAGGTCGAGGCCGTCACGGGCCGTGCCCTGCCGCTGCCGGTGCACGGCAAGCCCCGAGCCGGCGATCTGGGCAGCAGCCTGGTCGACGCAGCCTTCGCTGAGCACCTGCTGGGCTGGCAGCCGTCCGTCACCCTGGCCGCCGGCATCCGCGAGACGGTGCGGCACGCAGCCGTCCACGCGGCTGCCTGACCCCCTCTGCCGCCTGCCGGCCGCGGGTCACGATGGCGGCATGGTGGAGCACCTGGCCGGGCTGTTGCAGCACGCCTACTACTGCGACGAGATCGCCGCCGGCCGCCGCGCGGCCGAGCAGTTGCTGGCGGTGCCAGGCTTGGCGGTCGAGACCGAGCAGCTCGCCCGCAGCAACCGCGCGTGGTACACGCCGCTCCTGGCCGAGCTGGTGCCGGCTGTGCGGCACGTCAGGATCGCCGTGGAGGCTGTGCACGACGGGTGGTCGACGTTCAACCCGACGATCGCGCTCGTCGCCGGCGACCTGATCGGCATCGTGCGGTCGAGCAACTACCAGATCGTCGACCATCAGTACCGGATGCCCGAGGCGGACGGCGGCGTCATCCGCACCGAAAACATCCTCGTCAGGTTCAACCAGGACCTCGGCGTCGTCAGTCAGCGGCACATTGTCGCCCCGGAGTACCCGACGAGCGGTTACCCGGTGCACGGCCTCGAGGACTGCCGGCTGCGGCATACCGAAACCGGTCTGGGCGTGTCGGCGACGGTGCGCAACGCCGCGCCGTGGACCGACGGCCGCTGCCGGATCGCCACGGCGGACCTCGACATCCGCTCGGCGACCATGTCGCAGCTGCGGGTGCTCGACAGCGTCTCGACGCAGGAGCACGAGAAAAACTGGATGCCGTTCCTCGCGGCTCCAGGCGGCTGGCTCTACGGCTGCCACCACGACGGCCACCTGGTCACGGTCGACGGCAACCCAGAGCTGCCCGGCGGCTACGTGCTGTCGAGGCGCGGTGCGACGAGCCCGCTAGCCAAGCGGTTCCGCGGCGGGTCGCAGCTCGTGCCGTTCCGAGACGGTTGGCTCGGGTGCGTGCACGAGGTGTGCTACGTGGGCTCGCAACGTGTGTACGAGCATCGGTTCATCTGGCTCGACGCCGGCCTGCGGCTCGCGCGGGTCTCGCCTTGGTTCTCGTTCCGCGAGCTGCGGGTGATCGAGTTCGCCGCCGGCCTCGTCGTCAAGGGTGACCGCGTCGTCGTGTCCTACGGCGTGCACGACGCGGAGGCGTGGGTGTGCGAGCTGCCGGCCGCCGCCGTCTGGGAGGTGCTCGATGCCACCGAGTAGGGAGCAGGTGCTGGCAGCCTTGGTCGACGTCTGGCGGCCTGGCGACTGGTTTCGCCTGACGGACGAGGCCGCCGGCCACTACGTCAACAAGGCTGCCGTGTGTGCCGAATTCTCACCGGGCAGCGTGATCGAGATCGGCACCCGGGCGGGCTACTCGCTCGCGGCGTTCGCCGTGGCGGCACCGATGGCACGCTACCTGTGCATCGACGGCGGCCTCGACGACGACTCGCCCGAGTGCCTGCGGCACTGGCACGCCGTCCGAGCCCGCCGCGGCATCGATGCTCAGCTCGTCGTCGTGGACACGCAGCACGTCCGCGAGCTGCCGCGGGCGGACTTTGCCCACGTCGACGGCGACCATTCCTACCAGGGTGCCCTGCGGGACCTGCGTCTGGTGGCCGCGTGCCCGGTGATCTTGGCGGACGACTGCGACAACCCGCACGTGCGGCGGGCGGTGCTCGAGTTCCTAGACCAGGCCAAACGGCCGGCCAGGTGGATCGACGACGGCCTGCGGCAGTGTGCGGTGATCACCACATGAAAATCGGCATCTACGCGCTCGCCAAGAACGAGGAGTCCCACGCGATCGACTGGGCGGACTCGACCGACGGCGCCGACGTCGTGATCGTCACGGACACCGGGTCGACCGACTCAACCCCGCAGCGTCTGCGGTCCTGCGGCATCACGGTGATGACCGGCAACGTGATCCCGTGGCGGTGGGACGACGCCCACAACCTGTCGCTGTACCACCTGCCGGACGACGTGGACGTGTGCGTGCGGCTTGATCTCGACGAGCGGCTGCAGCCCGGGTGGCGGGAGGCGATCGAGCGGGCGTGGACCGGGAGCGTCAACAACCTGCGGTACCGATACGTCTGGTCGTGGAAGTCACCTGGCGTGCCCGGGCTTGTGTTCCTTTCGGACCGCGTCCACGCTCGCCGCGGCTTCCGCTGGTCGGCACCGACGCACGAGGGGCTCGTGTGCTGGTCGGGCGAGAAGGTGCAGGCCGTCGCGGACGGGTTGGAGATCTACCACTACCGGACGCCGGGCAAGCGGCATAAGACCGACCTCGAGCTGCTCGAGGTGGCCGTCCGCGAGGCGCCGCACGACGCCCGCGCTCACTGGTACCTCGCCCGTGAGCAGGAGTGGGTAGGGCACCCGGCCGCCGCGGCAACGTTCGCCCACTACCTCGGCCTCCCCGGCACGCCGACCGAGCGGTCGTACGCATACCGCGCCCTGTACCGGCTGACGCAGGACGAGCGGCACCTGCACCGGGCGGCCTACGAGGCGAAGGCGGAGCCCGACGCGTGGCAGCAGCTCGCGTGGGTGCATTACCAGCGGCAGGAGTGGGTCGAGTGCCTGACGTTTGCCGAGGCGGCCATGCAGGCCACCGGCGAGTCGACGCACGCCACCGATCCGGATGCCATGACACGAGCCTACGACCTGGCGGCCGTCGCTGCCTGGAATCTAGGCAAGCACCCACAAGCCCTGCAGTACGCCCGCGAGGCTGTGCGACGATGCCCGGACGACCCGCGGCTGGTCAAGAACGTGGAGCAGATCGAGGCCCATGAGCAGCACGCTGCGTGAGATTGCCGACGCTCTTGCCGACGGCCTAGACGCCGAGACGTTCACGTCGGTGGCGACGCAGCCGGCCGTCGAGCGCGTCAACTGGCCGGACTACACCATCGAGGAGATGGTCGACCCGGTGATCGCGGTCATGCCTGGCACGTTGACGATCGAGCGAGTCGACCGCACGCACCACCAGTACGACTACCAGGCGACCGTCTTCGTCGGCCGGCACACGCCGTCGGACGAGATGGCAGACGACATGCTGGACCTGGCCGAGGAGATCGCGGACGCGATCCGGGCACACACTTGGGATCAGGCGGTGACGTGGCCCAGCGGCGTGACCACGCCGGTCGAGGTCGCGATCGAAATCAACCCGGACGACGCGCTGCACGACCGCAACGTCTGGCGGGCTGTCATCACGGCCACCTACAGGACATTTCGCTGATGGCCGGACGCCGTGGCGGAAACCGCCGGCCAGTGTCGGCCGCGACCGCGAGCCAGCGGGCGATCACAACGCGGGTCAAGGGGCAGTTTTTCGACCGGTCCAAAATGCGCCGGCTGCTCGAGCGAGCCAACTACGAGGCGCTCAAGAAGGCCGGCATGGACATCCGCCAGGCGTCGAAAAAAGGCATCGGTCAAAACGCACCCAAGCGCACCAAGGCCGGGCAGCGCGAGGTGAAGGCCGGGGCAGTGATCGAGTTTATGAACGGGCTTTACCGGGACCTAACCATGATGGGAAGCGGCAAGCCGCGGCCAGCCGGCAAGCCGCCAAAGTCGTGGGCGCCAAAGCGCTGGCTCTACAACGACATCATGTACTACTGGGACGGGACGACACGCAGCGTCGTCATCGGCACCCTTCGCGCTGATTGGCTGGGTCGGCTGCACGAGTTTGGCGGATCCCTCACGCTGACGGCGTGGCGGATCGGCGTCGGAGCCGCCAGGCGTGCAAAGGATGCACGAGATGCCGGCAAGCCGATCCCGAGACGTGCCAGCGGCGACTACGACTATGGTGCGATCCTGTGGACGCACAAGGGATTCCGGGGCGCCAGCAACTGGGACAAGACCACGATCACGCGGTCGGTGCGCTATCCCAAGCGTCCGTTCATGCAGGGGGCTGCCGGCGTACAGAAGGTCGTGGCCCGCATTTTTACGCGGTTCCGCGACACGATTCGCGCGGCCTAACCGTCCACACCCCCTGCGGCAGCGGCGGCGGCTGGCCGTACCCTGCCAGTGACACCAGCAGGAGCCACACATGGCTGTACAGCTCGGCAAGGACGTCACGGTTTCGGGCTTGTCCAACGCCCGATCGATCACGGTGAACAACACCGCGAACGAGGTGGACGTCACCAAGTTCGGTGACACGTACCGCCGTTTCATTAAGGCCATGGTCGAGCAGACCATCGAGGTCGAGTGCGTTGACGACCCTGGCAAGGAGGTCGGCCAAACGTTCACGCTTACGGGCACGTCTACCGGAAATAGCGTCGAATTTGTCGTGACCAACGTGGCCCAGTCGCAGCCCATCGACGGAATCATCACGTTCACTGTCAGCGCCCAACGGGCTATGACTCAGACCTGACCGGAGACCACCATGGCGATCACCCTTGGCTTCAAAGCGGCCAGCGCTCCTCCGTTCGGCGCCAGCGTCATTTCGGCTACGTACACGGAGGAGGCCGAGGTCGTCGACGTCAGCAATCGCAGCAACGTCGGCACCGGTGCCGTCGGCTATCGTGCATTCTCGACTGGATTCAAGTCGCAGACCTGGGAGATTGAGTGCCACGACGCCACGGGCGTGATGGCGCAGCTCGAGACCAATAGCCCAACGAGCAGCTTCGTGGTCATGGGCGTGACCGAGAACGCGTCCATCGACGGCGCCGTGACGTACACGATCACCGCACGTCGGGGAGGCATCTGACTCGTGGCGATCACGCTCGGCAAGGACGCGACGCTGACCGTCGGCGGTGCCATCACGAGCGTGAGAAACGTCACGTGGAGCGGGAGTGCCCGCACGATCGAGGTGGAGGAGTTTGGCGTGCGGCAGCAGGCCGTCTACTCCACAGGCTATGCCGCCACGGTGTCGTTTGAGATTAACGACTCCTCGAATCTCGACATCACCAAGCTGACGCTCGGCACGCTTGTGGCCGTCAGCGGCGGCACCGGCGGATGGGTATTTGATGCCGTGGTGACCAGCATAACCGAAACTAACCCGCTCGACGGTGTCACGAGCTACTCAGTCGAGTGTGCGTTGACTAGATCTGGGCTCAGGGTTTAACCATGCGCGAGTTTAAGGACGACGAAGGGCGACCGTGGAGGGTCGTCATGACGGTCGGTGCAGCATCCAGGGTGAAAGACCTGGTGCGCATCGACCTCCAAGAGGACGAAGAGCAGCCGGACGGCTCCGTCCGCAAGGTCGACCGGTCGATTCCGTTTGACCTGATCGACGTCTCGACGATCGGACGCGCCCTCGAGGTCATCCGCTCACGCTACTCGACGATTGGCGAGGTGCTCTACGCGATCCTGTGCCGACAGGTCGACGAGCGCAAGCTGACGAAGGAAGAGTTTTTGGAGGCGCTTCGCGGTGACTCGCTTGAGGCGGCGCAGCGTGCACTCGAGGAGGAGCTGGTCGATTTTTTCCCCCTCCGCCTCCGCCGCATGATCAAGCAGCTCGTCGAACGCATGGACGAGCTGCAGGCCGAGCTGGCCAATCGGGCGGAGGCGCAGCTGCAACAGACGACGGTCGAGTCCCTGCTCGGACAATCTGGGACGCCATCTACGAGGCCGCAGGAATCGTCGGAGTCAACCCAGACGGATGGACCATCCGTGGACTCTTCGCCGCTCGCGACGCTCGTCTAGAGCAGGAGTGGTGGCGGGTCGCGTGGCTCATGAGTCAGCAGGCCAACCTGCATCGCAGCAAGGGACAAGCGCAAGCCAAACCGATCGAGTTCAACCCGTTCGCGAAAAAGGCGGCGCCGCGGCAGGCGACGCCAGACGAGATCCGCAAGCTGCTCGGGCCGAATTGGCATGAGGTGAAAACATGAGTGCCAACGCAGTCCGCCAGGGCAAGGTCTACGTCGAGATCGGGGCGGACCCGAAGCTGCTTTTCGCGGCGCTCGACTCGGTGAATAAGCGCATCGGCCAGCTTGGCTCGTCGATGATGTCCATCGGCAACCGGCTTATGGCCGCCGGCACAGCGATTGTCACGCCAATCGTCGGTGCAGGCGTTGCCTTCTCAGAGGTCGGTGACGCCGTCCAAAAGATGGCGCAGCGCACAGGCCTTTCAACGCAGGCAGTAGCTTCGCTCGGATTTGCTGCCGGTCAGTCTGGCACCGACGTGGGCACGCTCGAAAATGGCATCCGCACGATGCAGCGGGCGCTCGACGCTGCGACCCGTGGGAATGAATCTGCGGCCGCAAGCCTGCAACGCCTTGGCGTGGACATCGGCAAACTGCAGCGGATGTCTCCCGAGGATCAATTTCTGACGCTTGCGGACGCCGTGTCACGCATCGAGGACCCAGGGCAGAGAGCGGCAGCAGCTATCGGCGTGTTCGGAAAGGCCGGCGCCGGACTGATACCGATGCTCGCAGGAGGCGCTGCAGGTATACGAGACCTGATGGCACAGGCCGAGCGACTCGGCATTGTGATGGACCCCAACACTGCAGAAGCGGCTGCCCGCCTTAATGACAGCATTGGCGAGCTGCACACCGCCATGAAGGCCATCACGATGACCGTCGGCGCTGCGGTTGCGCCCGCGTTGTCTGGACTGGCGTCCGGTGTGGCACTTTTGATCGGCAGCGTGTCGAAGTACGTGTCCGAAAACAAAAAGATGGTCGAGCAGGCGTTGACTCTCGGCGTTGCACTGTTTGGCGTCGGCGCGGCACTTACAGCTGCAGGTCTTGCACTTCGAAACGTTAGCCTCGGACTTTCTGCTCTCGTGACGCCGCTCGTCTCGACCGTCAAGCTCGCCTACCAGCTCGCGGCGTCGTTCGTGTCCGCAGCCGCCGGTGCCGTGCTGTATGGCGTGAAAACGACCGTGGCGGCGGCGACCAGCCTAGCCGCCTGGGTGGCCGCCAACGCCCCGCTGGCGATCGCCGTAGGCCTACTGGGTGCCGTGGCTGGTGCTGCCATCTATGCGGCCGGCGGATTTGGCCAGATCGCGTCGGCTATCGGTGGAGCGTTCGTCGACGCCGGGTCCAATGCCATGGGCGTGCTGCGTGACTTGGGCGCTACCGCCACGGCTACGTTCGACGGCGTGTACCAAGAACTGGCCGCCGGCAACCTATCTGGTGCCATGGACATCCTGTGGCTCGGGCTGCAGGCTGGCTGGACGCGTGGCGTCGAGGCCCTCATGGGGCAGGTCGACCCGTGGGTAGCGTTTTTTCAGAACACGTTTACGTACCTGTCGACCGCTGTTTCCAACATATGGGAGTCGCTGTGGTCGGGGATTGTTCAAGGCACAAACTTGTGGAGTGCGACTCTTTACAGCGCTATCGACAACGTCATTAACGGGATTATGGCTGCTTTTGACGCTATGGAGTCAGCGGTACGCAAGTCATGGAACTACGTGCAGTCCTTCATACAGAAGGGCTACGACCTTGCAAAAGAAAACGCCAAGGTAAACGACGAGATGTCAGCACGGTCGGCTGCACGCGCACAAGCGAGGCCAGGCTATGAAAGCCGGATCCCGGCAGCGATGCAGGAAAACGAACGCACGGCTGCCGCGGCACAGGCCAATATCAACGCAAGGAACGCAGCCGCCGACGCGACCGCCCAAGGCCGGCTGGCCGCCAACGCGCAGCGAGCTGCCGACCGTCGC